TAAATGATTTACCCGAATACAGAAAAAAACAAATAGCTATATTGCTTATGAGTACCTGTTTAACTACTATGGCCCAGGACGAATTAGCAGGTTTTATGTCAGGCTTGGCCCACGAAATAGTAGATAAAAAACCCGAATAATAATAAAATGAAACTTTAACGGAGAATAGATTATGTCAAATTACCTAAATCAACTTATGCTAGATAGACTTGTAGAAGAAGGTCTGGAAATGGGACTTACCCAAAAACAAGCAGAAGATTACGCAAACAGAATATTTTTTAAAACAGATTAGATCAGATTAGATTAGCTTATATCATTCTCCCCTTCCAATAAGAAAAAGCTAATCGGGAAAAGGCCTATTAATTTAGGCCTTTTCTTTATCAGCTTCTAGCTTCTTATCTAAAGCGTAACCAATGCCAACCAGGAGAATATGCTTTTTGAATCTTTTCTGAGCTTCTAGCTTCTTTTTAGCTCTCGGTGTAGATCCTTCTACAGCTATGACTATCAATCCGGCCTTAGATAAGTTATTAACGGCCATAGCTACTGTCTTCCTGTTCATACCGGTAGCTTTACCCAGGTAAATATAACTATCCCAACATGAAAAAGAAACTCCTTTTACCCTTTCACAAATAATCCATAGAATAATCTTTTCCCTAGATCCTAGATCTCTGCGATCTAGTTTAGATCTAAACCAGGTCCATATTACCGCCTTTAGTTTAGTATAGTTTGTAAATTTTAATGCCGTTGCTAAGTTTATATAAGGACTATCTATACTTGTATATTCCGTACTGATCCACCAATAATTTTTAAATTTATCCTTCCGTTTCATCTCTCAGATCAGATTTGTTTTACCCGCCTTCATTTTGTTTTATATGGGAGAACCTTTGTTCTCCCTATATATGTATATATAAGTCTGTATGACCATACGCCTACCCACAAACGCATAGCTCTATGGGAGTACCTATGGTCAGAAACTAAGGTATCAATCCCAATTAATATCATTAACAGATCCCTTTTTTTCGTCTAAAAGTTCAAGTTCAAATCCTTTTCTAATTAAAGTTTTGATACTCATATCAGCTTCACTATTGGCTTTTACTAAAGCAGATTTAACTACTGCTAACCTGTTAAATGGAATACCTTGCTCAAAGCAAATTTGTTCTGTATTTTCTTCTGAGTCCAGGAACATAACAAAGACTGCCCTATGACTATCTGTTAATGCTGTAGCACCTCTGATTGAGCTTCTAGCAGATAAAACATCATTTGTATTAGACAATGCACTTTTGTTTAGATGATGTACTGAGAGTACGCTACAACCAAATTTAGCGGACAATGAAGCTACATATTGTGCGTAAAGTTGTGCTACTTCATTATCATTTAATTGTGCAGATACGACAGATTGTACTGGATCTATGACTATTAATTTAAGATCCTCAATGTCTTCTAAGGAGTTAGAAAGCTCTATTGCTTCTGGAGTTATATGCAATCCATTTATAGCATCTTGTTTTATCAATGTTAATGGTTTACCCATTTCGCTAGTACACATAACAAAAGTATCGTATTCTGTTTCAAATCTTTTGTTATCTCTATCCAATAACGCTATTCTCCTTCTAACTTCGTCAGTATCATCTTCGCTAGACAAAATAATACAATTACCCTTATCCATAATTTTATTGCCTAAAAAATTACCATAACCTTGATTTATATCTAAACAGGCCTTCAAAGTTATTCCGGATTTACCTATACCACCTATAGAACATAGCAAGGATATTTTAGATAACTCTAAACTTTGATCTACTAACCACCTTCTAGGTGGCGGAGTACCTACAAAGTTTTTTATTGAGTATTGTGAAAATTTAAAACCTTTGCTAAGAATTTCACTTTTGACTGCATTAGGCCCTTCTTCCTGGTAAAGATCATTATAATCTCCTACTTTGCTAGGTATTCTTATCAAGCAAGAGCTAAGTGATGCACAAATTTCTTTAGCTTTTGCTTGGCCTATGCCATTTTGGTCATGATCAAAGCAGATTAAGAACTCAGCATTACAAAACTTCCTGATGTTCTCAAGAGCCACAAGTCCAAAATTTGCAGAAAACACACATATTGTCGGAAGACCTGTGCTTTCGTACACACTTAAACAAGTAGCAAGTCCTTCCGTAACCGCTATGGTTTTTATATTGGACCAATCGTTCCAACCTATGCCTACTGTATATATCCCGGACTTAACCTCAGAAGCAGAAGCAAAACGCTTAGACTCTGTTGTTATATATTGCAGACTTCTCAATTCTTTTTTTGTATTTTGTGTAGAATACACCGGACAAAGTAGTGATCCGTTCACTTCTGTCAATCCATAATTATTTTTTAACCCTTTATTTGATAGGTATTCATGCTCATTAACTATTTTAGAACTTTTAAAAATTACCTCACATTCTTTCGCAACTTCATTATTCTTTTTCTCCCTTTCTTTCTTGGCCCTTTGCAGATTTATTTCTATTTCTTTGTTTAAATTTGTTTGCTCTTCCGGAGTAAGATCTTTTATAGAATTACTGTAAAACTTCCATTGTTGATTGGTTCTCCAATTACCATATACAGAGATCCAATGTTCGTTATTTTGATGAAAAAAATACCAACCAGACTTTTCTCCTGTAGAAGTTTTGTCGTGCCTGGATAAAGCTGTAGCTTTTACCGGGACTCTTACTATTCCGCCAGAAGTATCTATGCTATCAACTAACAACCCGTCAGCATTCATCTGCTTTATAAGATCAGATATATCAGCTTTTTGTTGTGTGAAATTTTTTTCTTTAGATTTTCTTTTTTCAAAGAGCTGTTTGTAATTAGCCACTATCTACTCCATTACTTGCTTTTGCTTTTTCGCAATCAAGATAACAGAGAATTAGTGTTCTAAAAAACTTTTTTCTTTCTTCTCCCCCCCATTTATGAAGCTCGTATGTCTTATTTTTTTTTGCAATTTGTTGATACAACGACTTAACTTCTCCTATTGCATAATCAACGCTTTTATAATTTAAGTTAGATTTCCTGGTTATTTCCATTTTGTTTTCTACTCTTATTTTGATTTCCTCAATATGATTTCCGTTATTACAGACACCATAATATTTATTATCTATTTGCAATAAAATTGCTCCAGAAGGTTGCAGACAACAAGCACACAATGAAGGCCTGTTGTTTTTTATATCAAACAAAATCTAAAAAGGAATTTCTTCGTCAAACTCCTCAGTTTTTGTTTCTACAGGTACTGGAGATTCTTTTTTTTCAATCTTTTCTTCTTCGAATGATCCAAGATTTGTAATATCAATATGTTTTTCTTCTCCAACAACTTTCCAATTTTGTCCCGCAAAATCCTCGTCTAGATCTAATGTAGATTTTTTTTGTCCGTTGCTTTCAAAATCTCTTTTTTTCAAAAGACAAGTAGCACTTTTACCCTGCAACACTTGATTAAATTGCTCTATATTTTCTGGAAAATTTTCTGGTTTTACGCCCATAGCCATAAGAATATTTTGCAACTTCATAGTACCGCTTAAGGCCGCCTTGTGCAGTTTATCCTCTCCAGAATTTTCCTTGTCATAAGCTGTAAAATATCTTGCTTTCAGAGTCTTGTTTGACCAACCTTCTACATGAAATTCTATATCGGTAGCGTCATAAGTTTTACCTGATTTAGATACAAAGTCTGTTATTTCATCTGCCTGGACGAAATTAATTAAGTATCTGCCTTCTGGATATTCTACAAAATCAGACATAGAAGAGTTTTCTTGTTCTGCCTGTTCTATTAAGTTTTTAAAATTAGTCATATTTACCTCGCTTTTTACTAATGTTCTTCGTTATTATCAAAAACTTCGTATCTGCCACTAATAGTTTCAGAAATACTTGTTTCTAAATCTTCTATTTCTAGTAAACATTTCATCAATGCTTTATCTATTAAATCGCTAGATCCTATTTTTGCTTTGATAATTCCTTTTACTCTGCCTAGTATTTGATCGTAGCCTTCATAGGAAGGTATTTTTTTTGCCTGTTCAGATTCAATCATTTTTATTACCGGCTAGTGAATTTTTAAGTTCTTGCTCTAATGCTTTCCATACCTTGCCTTTTTCAACTTTGATTTCTTCTGGCAAGTTATATCTGTTTTTAGCAAAATGACTTATACAATCTTCTGTGAATAAATATCTTTCTTTAGACTGTGTAACTTTAGTTTTAAGAGATCCTTTATCATCTTGTGTTTTAACTTCTCCGTATTTGTAGTTATAAAACAAGACCATATCTAAATACTCCTTAAGTTTTTCTCCAAATCCAGTCCTAAGTTTTAACTCGTATTTTTGATAATCTTTGAGTCCTGGTTTCTCTTTGCGGTCCTCTTTAACATGACATATAAAAACTACACGCATTTTTCTTTTATCTCTAATCTGATCCAAAATATCAAACACTTGCGTCATTGTTTCTTTTGATTTGGTATAACCTGTACCCCATTCAAAATCAACAATAGATTCTTTATCGTCTTTTTCTGCTACATACTTTTCAATAAGGCTTTCTAACCAATCCAAAGAGTCAATCGCTAAAGTTTTTCTGCTTTTATAGTCATCGTTATCCCTTATTTCTTCCAGGTATTCTATAAACTCTGGATAGCTCTCAATAGGTTCTGTGTTCCAAATGTTTTGATCTGTCTGTGTAATAAGACCTTCCTCTAATGTAAGTATTATTGGATCTGGCATTTCACAAACCATAGTTGTTTTACCTATTGCCGAAGGGCCATATATAGCCATACGCATAGGTTTTCTAGTTGCTCCTTTTCTAATTGCTTTAAGTGTCATTTTTTTCTCCTTTTTGTAATGTTGCTCTTAACAATTCAAATGAATAATTACGCAAAAATTCAAAAGATTGTTTCAACTGTATTAGTTGTTCAATTTTTCTTTGTTGTGTAATAGTTTCACTATCTTGTTCTAAAAGTGCTAGACCATTTATTGACCAAGCACACATTTCAGCTACAGAAAGTTGATTAACTTCTATTTCTGTTTTTATTTTTTCATTTACTAATTTGCTTTTGTAGATATTTTGCTTAACGCCGTCTTCTTCAAAAGACAAATAAGGTTTTTCTTCGCTATCTGTTGTAGATTGCTCTTTTAGTTCGTTGTTTTTTTTGCTCAATGTACTCCTCACTAAGTAAATACTCTTTATGAGTATTACAATTAAGTTTATGCGGACAAAAAACACAATGGTCCCCGGCCACAAAAACAGGTTCGTCTTCAAAACAGGCATTGATTTTTGGTTTTAACCAATCAAACGCCCAATTTACCAAATTTTCAGAAGAGATCTCTGTAGATCTAATTGGTCCGTCTTTGTGCCAAGCTCTAGGTTGCACAATTACCATTTCTACTTTTTCTTTTTCTGAATACTTTGATAAAGCCATAAGGCCATAAGCTCTTAGCTGTAAATTATTTTCTACTTCAACCGGATATTTTCCATTTTTATAATCAATAATTATTATTTTGTTTTCTTGCACTATTAAAATATCTGTTGTACCCCAAAGATCAGGATGTATTTCGTGTCCGTCTAATCTTTCTTCAATATAAAGTTTTGATTTTTTTTCTTGGTTTTTTCTTTTAACTACATATTCGCAATATAAATTTGAAGCCTTAATCATTTCTGCATCTACTTTTACTGTATGACCTTCAAACTCAACTTCTCTGTTAAGCCAATATTCTTCAAAATCTACGCCTTTGAATCTTCCTTGCAATCTCATTTCATTCATTTCATGCACTACACTACCAATACGAGAAGCATTGCTACTGCTAGAAGCATAACCTTCTGATGCTTTAGGAGAAGCAGGACATTTTGTATATCTATCCAATCCAGACGGAG